TTGGTTCGACGCCTGCTTGACCGCAATGATTGCACGCACGCGGGCGGCGACCAACGTGCGCGAAAATGTTTTCATAAGATTCAGCGCCTCGCCGGGCGCGGTGATCGGCACGACGTAACGGGCACCAACATAGGAATTAATAATCGCATCGGCCTCAACAATAAAGCCATTGACCTTCGTTTCCGTAATGTTGCCGTCCGTACCGAAAGCGATATTTTTAAAGTCGCCTTCGATTTCCGTCTTCGTTGAATATGCCATGCCGATTACCTCTTAAGGGTTAGCGTTTCTTTTTCGACTTTTTCTTTTTGGCTTTTTTCACGACCGAGTCGGCGCTTGCGTCTTCGTCGTGAGCTTCGCCGAAAGTTTCTTCGTCGTCTTCGAGTGCGTCGCCGCCCTCTTCGTCATCGTGCATTTCTTCGTCGTCGCCTTCGCCGTCGGTCACAATCGTTTCGTCAACGTCGCCGCCTTCGTCGTTGCCTTTTCCGAGTTCGGAGTCGTCGCCGTCAACGTCGCCGTCATGGTCCAAGTCGCCGGTCGATTTCGCAGGGCCGGGCTTGGCGGTTTGACCAACTTTCGTCAGGTGTCCGCCTTGCAGCATGGCCTTGACGAATTCAGGCGGGCACTCTTCGCCTTTATTTAAATGCTTGCCGTTATGGATCACGTTCTTATTCATTTCGTAAACAGGGGTAATGGACATAACAAAATCCTTTCAAGAGACGTTGGGGTTAGTTACTGACACGCGAAATTTTGGACAAAGTAAGCAACGAAAGCGTTCGAACCATTCATCGTACCGTTAAAATCGGCGGTATTCTTTTCGACTTCGTCGACGTCGGCGGCAACAGTCGCACGAGTTGCCTCGTATGCGCCCGCAACGTGCGACCAAGCCCAATCACCGGCAACGGCCATGCAACCTTTAAGTCCGAGTTTCTCGCCCACGCCAACAGACCAAGTCGCAGCGAAAGTGCCGGACTCGCAGCTTGCCGGAAAAGAAATCGAGGTCAAAGTTTTGAAAGCTTTGTTTCCCGATTGAATGGTGCTTGCGTCAGCGACGAAGGTTAGCGTTTCGGTAATGACCGCGCCCTTAATATTGGTGCCCGTCAAAGTGATAATGCAGGCTTCGACGTCGCCGGTCGTCCCGGTCGGAGTCATCGAGATATTACGAGGCACGTCCGGTTGCGTGAAACCCGAAGTGACAACGCGAGCGGCGGCGGAAGTCGAACCCGTCAGGCCCGTGCCTAACGTACCGGCGGCGGCAACGACCGGCGTGCCGAAACTTTGCTTTTCGAGCATCGCTTGCGTCGGTAACTTCAGGTCATAAGCTTGTCGCTTGGTATAGGCGGTGGCGTTCACGGCCACCAAAGAAAAGATAAGAGCGAAAACAAATTTCAACATTTTAATTCCCTTTCGTGAAACGGGGCCGAGCGTTTCAAGCGCACGGCCCCGAGTGTTTTAGAGCGAAGCCCTTTTCAAAATTTCTTAAGCGATTGCGGCTTTGATTAGGAAACCGGCGTTCGCATTGCTAATCAACATATCGTATTCGTCTTCGACCAAAATCGAAGTCGAACCCGGCGGGTTGAAATTCGGTTGCTTGTAAACCTTGCGAGGCTCGCTTCCTTCGGGCCGAATCATGTAACCCAACGAAGTTTGATAAGGCGCTGCGGTTGTCGGTGCAACTGCAAGCACGATATCTTTGCCCCAGACGTTAACCATGTTATCGGCTTGGCCTTCTTTCGAATCGTTGTATTGGGCTTGACCAATCAACAGGCGCTTAAAGTTAAACGCCTTGGCAATTTCGTCGTAAGACAAACCGCCGGGACGCGAATCTTTGTAACCGAGGTAATCCAAAAGCTGCGGGTGAAACTTCAGAATTTCCGCAACCTCTTCGTCCATAATAATCGTGTCTGGACGCATTCCGGAATTGGTCCGGGTGTTTTTGCGAGCGGCGTTGATAACTCCCAGTGGATCGGAGTTGTTATAATCCGAAAACTGCGAGGTGCCCGACAAGGTTTGGTTTTGGGTCATGATTGCAGTATTTTGAAGAGTTTGCGCGAGCAAAACTTCTTTCTCAACGTGCAACATGGAAACCACGCCCATCGTTTCGTCTTTCTCGGCGTCGAACGGGTCTTCTTTGTTTGCGTAATCCTGCTTGGACACGAAACCTTCGAGACCGTGAGACTCGATAATAAACTGTTGGGTCGAATAAGTGATCGGCTCAACACGGCGGAATTTTCCGCGACCGCCCGCCTGCGAATTCACAATGCGCAGGTGAGAGTTTCCGTACTTGGCGAGCAAGCCGGAATATTGCTTCGATTTTACGACGGGCAAAATCTGCTCGCAAATCATGTTGAGTGTGGGCGGCGCGGATGCAACGCCCGTCAAGAGTTTGTCGACAATGGCCTTCATTTGAGACACTAGGACCCCCTAGAAAAAATGTTTAAAATTAAATCAATCCAACTTGAATTTCGAGCGCGACCAAATCACCGACAACGCCGCCGTCTTGCGCAGCCGCAATGGTGCGGTTACCGGGCGTCGTTGTTGCAATCAAGTTTCCGCTTCCGTCAGCGGTGAGCAAGTCACCGGCGGCAACGGTATCGCCCAATTTGCCGAGGCCACCGCCACCAGGCATTGCGACTTCGACCGGGTCTTCGGCGTTGACGGCGTCGTTTTGAGCAACACCAATAATTTTGTCGGTCGCCGCCGTTGCTTTCGCAACGTGCTTAAGATCCGATCCAATCTTAACGGCTTGACCTTTGGAAATCGCGCCGTCCGCTTTCTGCGTGTAAATTCGAGGTTGCGAGTAAGAAGGCATTCTGTAACTCCTGTTAAAAGTTTGGTACTAAAAAACTTATTTTGCTTTTGCTTTTGCTTTGATTTCTTTGCGAGCGAGCGAAATCGACTCGACGTAATCCAAGTTTTTGTCCGAGGCGCGTTTCGTTTCGGCCAGTTTCAAAATCTTGTCTTCGTCAGAGTCGGAAGTTTGCTCGCGGCTTTCGGAAGAGCCCGTGCCTTCCAAGTTTGGCTTTTCGGCCAGCTTGATAAATTCGGTCATGTCGCCTTTTAGGAAAGCGTCTTTTTGGGCGGCGCAAGCTTTGCCTTCGGTCAGCAAGACTTGAAACTCTGAAGTTTTTTCGGCGAGCACTTTCGCCTCTTCCGCGACTTTCTTTTCGGCCAGCATTTTCTCGTTGGCGTCTTTCAAGCCTTTGTTTTCCCCAAGCATCGTTTCATTTGCATTTTTCAATGCGGTCAACTGCGCTTGCAGGTCATCGAACTTCTTTTGCAACTCTGCGAGTTTTTCTGCGTCGGACATTTTCTTATCTCCCTTGTTTGGATTTTCCGTTTCGATTTCACTTGCAACAATAGATTCCATTTCTTTCACGAAAGGACGGTTCGTCAGTCCGCCACCAAAGAGCACGTTTTTGTAAACGGTATTGGTCTCGGGGTCCGTCCATTTGAAAGCAAAGTCCGGCGAGAAATATCGAATCTCTCTTTCGGCTAATTTCTGCGTGGCCTTTGGTGTCCAGTCGACGCCGGTCGCCCAAAGACTTTGCCCGTCTTCGCGCAATTCCAACTTGCTCGGCCAACCTGCGGCCTCTTCGTCGGACTTATGGAAATAATCAAAACAGATATCGACCCCGCGCACGCGCTTGTCGAAGTTCGTTTTCATTTCCGAAAGAGTTTGTTTTGTAATTTCAAAATCGCCGTAAGACGGGTGTTTGAATTTCCCAACGCGCAACACTTGGACGGCGTCGGGCACCTTGCCGCCTTCCGCGAGTGTGATTGCGTGCAACTCATGACCCTTAAATCTTTTCAACATGGCTCGATCCTTCCTGTAAATTATTCAGTCGTCAATTTTGTTGCGTGACACCTAGTATTAAGTCTGGACTCCGAACTTCTGAATCAAGGCGTTTTCGAGGTCCAAAGGCGACCAAATATCCGGTACGCCCGCGAGTGAAATCACTCCGAAACGGACAAGTTTTCGCCCGACCAATTCAGAGCAAATCATTTTCGTGTTGCCGTTGATATCGCGCCGACCTCTTAAGCCCAACTGCGCCGCCTGAAGCATCGAATATTCTTTTCCGCACGCGCCCTCAACGAAGCCGAAAAAGTATTCCGGGTGACAAGGAAGCTCGACCGGAAAAGATCGGACGACCAAGCTTTCGTTAAGCATAGGTTCGAAAGGTTCGTCGGCGACGACTGGAATGGTGGCGTGAAACACTCGCCATTCGCCGTCGCGGTTTTGATATCGGAAAGCAACGTGCGAGTAAGGCGTCCCAAACTCTTGCATGATTGCCGCTGAAAAATCGTCCGGATTTTTCTCGGCCCAAAAGTCAACAAGCACCAAGATTTTGTTTTCCATACTAAGACCCAAGCTCGGCGTCTTCGCCCTTCCATTTAAATTCGGAAACTGGAAAATGATTCTGACAATGCACGCAGAAAGTCGCGCCGTAAAATTTCGGGTCACGCGCATAGGTCTCGGCAATCGCTTGCCCCATAGTCGTGTCAGTGCCGCAGACTTTATGAGTGTAAGTTCGGCGCACGGGCCGCACGAAACCTTTTTGCCGCTCGGCTTCAGTCAAGACGACGTAAGCTTTTTGTTGGCCGGTGCCGCTTTCGGTGTCGGCGAAGTTTGGCATTTCGGCTTCAGTCTTTCCGTTGGTCAAAATTCGATTCGTCATCTAGGCCCCCTTTGTTAAACGGTAAGAGTGCGATTCGCATTCGTGCAACGTGATCGAAGACGCCGCCGCTTTCGAAATGGACGTCGGTCCGCTTTCAACTTCGGGGTTGCCTTCGTCGCCTTTGATATTCGGCACCAAACGCGATTTGCAATTGTGGTGCAACGGCGGCGAGTACCGATCAACCGCAGGGTCGTCAGCGGCCCAAGTCGTGCCGTCAAGCTCTTGGCAAATTTCTGACACCGGGTCTTCGTTGACGAAGGTAAAGCTTTCGATTGTTTCAAGCACTTCCGGTTCGAAAAAGAAATCGAGCCGCGCTTGATTCAGCGTCGTCGATACCGCGTTGCTTGCCGCAGCTTCGAGCGAAAGACCCGAACCTGTTGCGCCTTCGATTACCTCGCCCGCTTTCTCTTCGATGTCACGAAGGATTTGCGCAAGGTCTGCGGTCGAGTTCGCGCTTGTCGTGTATTGGAAGCTGACGATTTTTTCAAGGTCCGCGCTTTGCGTGTTTGCGATAAGTGAGGCTTGCACGTCGACGATGCGTTTTTTAACATTCGTTGGCAATGCTTCATAATAACCGCCTTTCGGTGCCGCAAGTTGAATGCTTTCGGAAAGCTTGATTTTCTTTCCGCCTGGAATTTCTTTTCGCGCCGACAAGAGCCCAAGGTTTGCAGTCTCGGCCAAGGCTTCGCGCAAAACGTCGCGATACTTATTTACGCCAACCGCTTCGATCTTGGTGCCGAGAGTAAGGCGAGCTTGCGGCGTGGCCTTTTTGTATTCCGCCTCGATTTTCTTTTTCATAGCGTCGAGCATTTGGCGAAGGCCCTCTTGCATGACGGTCTTGGTATCGACCTGACGCTTTTTAAATTCGGCTTTGTAAGTTTCGGCAAGCTGCAATCGCGTACCTTCTGCAAGCTGCGTCTCTTCGACTTCCGGCTCTTCGATTTCAGGCTCGGGCAAAGTTGGCGCAGGTGTGGGCGCAGGTGCGGGCGCAGGCGTGTTGCCACCAAAGCCGGGCGCAGGTGTGGGCGCTTCGCGCGACGTCGTTGGATCGGCGTCGGGCAATTTGAATTGCTTCCGGAAAAAGGTATCGAGTTTGTCGTCGGGCTTGATGATTCGTTTGTCGATACCGACGCCGATAATATCCGCCAGTTCTTTTCCGGCTTTGTCGTTGATACCCGTGCATTTTAATTTCGGGTAAGCCTGTTGCGGCCCGAAATTCAGCTTAACCAAATTCGGAATGAGTTGGCGATTGATTACGCCGCACGCGAAGTCAGCGAGGCATTGAATCGACGCAAGCATAAGGTCCGAAAGATCCGAGCCAAGAGCGTAAGCGCCGCCGCTCGAATTCATTCCGAGCGTTAGGAAGTTGGCAACCGCAGCGTTTGCCATTTCCGTATTTTCCAAGACGATAAGCTCTTTCAATTCCGAGCCGTCAAACTCGCCTTTGATAATGTCGATTTCCCAACCTTCGGGATAAGTGATGTAAGCCGATTCATGCGCCGTGAACGCTTCCAAAATTTCCAAGAGCTTTTTAAATTCGTCGGTCTTTTCTTTTCCGGCGGGCACCTTCGCCTTTGGTGTCCCAATCGCGTTCTTTTCCGCGCCGATTGCGGCAAGCTTAAGGTAAAGGTTTTTTCGAAACCAAGGTCCATACATGGGTCGAAGCAAACTAATGCCCTCGTAATTGTCCCCTTCTTTGTCGAGCGAAAACACCAACAGGTTTTGTCCGGGAATAGTGCAGCTTTGGCCAACGTCAGAGAAAACGATTTGCTCAAGCGAAAGCAAGTTACCCGTATGCTTTTCTAAATTCCAACGCTCGATTGTTTTCGGACTGCGGAAGGCGAGCGACTTAAGTCCGTTGAAATCGCCGAACTTCGGATGATTCAAGACGACGGAATGAATCGGCTCAAAGACCGAGTAACCGTAAACGCAGAAAGAAAAGATTTCGACCAAGGCGGTGTCCCAGTCGATACCGACTTTAAAAATTTCTTCCATAAGATCGGCGTGCAATTGCGCATCGGCAACGTCTTCCGTCTTCGCCGCTTCGAAAGTCCAGTTCGCGCCTTTGATTGGATTGGTCACGCCTTTTAGAATCATAGAAATTTGCGGCTCGCTTCGGCGCATTTCGTCGTATGTCCGAGCGCCGCGCTTACCGCGCAAGAGTTGCAAATACTCTTCCGAGAAATATCCGGCGTGGATTTCCGTACCGGAAAAACCGATTGCGGAAATCTGTTTTCGAACGCCGGAAGTTAAGCCGGATTCTTTGTTGTCTTCAGTGCGCGGCACGGTGCCTTCGGGAATTGCAGTAAGCATTGGTGTCACCATTTCCTTTGGTTTTTAATTCGAGTTGCAAGAGGCGCGACGAAGGCCGAGTGCTCTTCGCCGAAAGTGCCGATATCTAATTCGTCGTAACGTCCGAAGTTGGCAAGAGCGAGCGAGTCCGAAGCATCCGGCGAGCCGCGACCAAAGCGTTTTTTGTAATCGTCTTTGCTTTGCACGACCATTTGCCCTTTCGCATTGTAACCGTAACGAATCGAAGTAAGCTCTTCCGCGTAAACCGATTCGTCCATAAGGCCTAAGCCGTTCGGGTCTTTGATATCGTCAGCGAGCAATCTAAACATACGGGCCTTGACGTTAACAAATTTTTCTTTTAACGCGCGGTCGCTTTTTGTGAGGTCTTTCTTTGTCGTCGGCACGACGGCTTCGCCGAACTGGACCGCCCGCACGCCTGCGTTTTTCGCGCCCGGTGTTTTCTTATCTCCGCAAACTTCCTTAAGAAAATCGACAACCGAAGAGCCCACGCCTGTTACGTCGACAACGAAAATATCCGCGCCGTCATCGCCCCAAGCTTCGCGAGCCATTCGAAGCGCCTCGCCCACAATTGGACGCCCGTCGCGGACATTCATTTTCTTAAAGCCGACCTGCTTTTTTCCATGCAAGAGCGTAATGATTGTTTCGTCCGTACCGCCGCGAGCAACGTCAATGCCCACGCACTTGCGGTCCGTCTTGAGCACTTCGACGACGCCTGTTGCGAGCCGCAGTTGCGCCCGTTCAATCGCACCAAGAGAAACGAGTGAGCCGTCCGTTGCTTCCGGAAACTCGCCAAAGATTTTTGACAACGACAACGGGTGATCGAAGCCCCATTCGATAAGTTTCTCGACGACCCATTTTGTCGTGAGCAAATAAGGCCGCGTGACTTTGTAAGTTTTCAAATACTGTTGGCGCTTGAGTTCGGGCATCGCCTTTACTTTGTCGACTTCGCGCTTGAGCTTTTCTTTGTCAGTGAAACCGTTGGCGATAAGGTTCGGCGAATCGAAGCAAGACAAGCGCACTTTGAACCATGACGGGTCTTTGAACTTCCGATAAAACTCCGACGCCGTCGAAGTCGGGTTCGCAATCGCAACGAACTTGACGTGCGCCGAAGTCATGAGACCCTCGGCCATTGTCCAAATGTTTTTTGGAATACCCGTGGCTTCGTCGAAAATAATCAGCACGCCGCCGGTGACAAGCTTCGGGTCAAAGAGGTCCGTCGTCGTAAGACCGGACGCATGAAAACCTTGGAAGCTCGACTGCGAACCTTGCCCGTCAGCGCCCGAGCCCGCTTCATTCTTTGGTGTAAAGCCAAGAGCAAACCAATTGTCGTCGAGTTTCCATTCGGTCAAATTGATTTGCCCGCCGAGCGGTACTTTACTCTTGGCGTGGGCGCTGCGCATTTCCGCCCAAAGAATGTTTTGCACTTGGTTAAAGGTCGGCGCGGTCGTGATGACTTTGCAATACGGAAACGCCGAAGCAAACCAAAGAGCAACGCGAGCGAGTGAAAAAGATTTGCCGACGTCATGGCAAGCCGAGCAAACGACGCGGTCGTTTTCTGCAATCGCACGCAAGAGCCGCTCTTGATATCCTTCGAGCGTCACGCATCCCAAAATATCTTTAAAGAAAAGCTCGGGGCGCTCTTGCAACTGAATAAGAGTCGCGTCGATTTCTTCGTTACTTAGTGCGCGTTGCAATTGACCGCACCATATCCGTAAAAGTTTGGAAGGTGTCTTTTGCGCCCTCGCCGAAGTCGACGGACTTTAATTTCGGATAGACGTATTGCATGAGTTCGGAGTTTGCGTTGATAACAACTTCGAGCGCCGTCGTTTGCCCACGCTGTATGTCGCGCTTGGCGTTTTCTCTTTTCGTCGCGATATAATTTTCTTCCGCTTCGAGTGCCGCTTCGACAAGTCTTGCCGCCGGATCG